AGCAGTGACTTGTGTTATGTCTGTTGCTTGTGTGAATGTAGTGGATGTACTGTCAGAACTTGAATTCTGCACTACAACTTTTAATGTAGAAGTATCTGCTCGTCTATTGGGAACAAGAAATCTTTGATCTGCATCTGTTGAATTCACACTGTATCTGGTTGTTACAAAAGTTCCTTCATAAATATTAACTGAAAGAAAAGGAATTGAAGAACCAGTATTAGATGATGTTACTGCATCTGCTGTGACAAACTGATAGTCTGTTCCATTTACAGATGAATTAAATATCGTTCCAGCTGGCATAGTTGCACTAGTTACAGAAGTTGTGTTTAATGAAACATTAACTGTTGCAACCGCAGCCCTAGCAGAGTTAGGAATATACCCTAAAGTTTTTGCATGAGAAACTACACTTGACCTAAGAGATGCGCTGTCTAGAAACATTTCGTTTGCTAACATGTTTGCATTGAAACCCAGATAGTGAGTATTATATGCAAGAACATCTAGTAGTGCGTTCATTCCAGAACCTTCGAAATCATAGTCCGTAAATTCTGTTTGTCCAGATAAAAAAACTTTAAGGTTATCTTTAACCTCATCAAAGTCAAACTCTGTTACATTTAATCTTTTTGTATTTATTGCCATTATCGCAATCTCTCTAATAGTACGGTTAGGTCTACTAACTCGGTTGGAGCATTTAAAACATAAAATTCTATAGTCAACTCATATGCATTGCGATCTAAATCTGGTGTTGCTCTAACACCAACCAATTGCGCTCTTGGTTCATATTGGGTTATAACATCTTCTACTTTTCTAGTCAAAAGGTGTGCAGTCAAGGGAGTCATCAATTCAAACAATAATTCTCTTACACCACAGCCAATTTCTGGGTGAAAAGGTTTTTCGTAATGATTAGTTAATACTAGATTTCGGATAGAACGCTTTACTGCTGTGATATCTGTTACTGTTTCAATGTCAGCCTTTGCACCACTTACTGTTACTACACCACCACTATCTTTCGAAGACAATTTCTTTTTTATAAAAAATAAATCCAAGTCTCTATATTGACGTACATTACGTTCAATATTGTTAAGACCTTGAGCATCTTTGAATGATGTTGGTGTTGGCATGTTCTACTCCTATACTTTATTTATAACAATACTTCACCGATTGTTTATTTAATTTCACTCTCTTGTTTAGGACTTCCTTTATCTTTAACTGATTCTTCATTTCCATTAAATGTTGGATCATAGTTGTCGTTGTATTGGTATGATACTTTGTAAATAAACTCGTCTTTTTTTCCTGTTATTTTATCAGGTTTTGCACCTGTGACATCGTATTGATATCGTCTAGGCCAAATACCATTTGCAAAAGTACCGTCTGGTAAAGGTGGACTTCCGTTTGAGTCTGCCCAACCTATTAAAATTCTACCATTTTTATCTACCGAAAATATATCCTTCGTGAAAGTGAAGTCTCCAGTTACCTCATCTCTATACCCCCCTCTGCCGCCACGTCTGCCATGTGCAGAAAATATTGATGGCATGGAATTCTTCCCTGATGCTCTTCCAGAAATTCGTATAAGTTCAACAGCTTTATCAGATAATGTAATAATATCAATTTCAACCGTTCCACTATTACCATTCGCATCCGTCCATGTTCTAGTTTCCGTTATTATTGTACTTGGACTATCTTTTGTTGCAGTTTGAAATATTTTTTCAGTTTTGTTAGTAGGTCTTCTAGAAAATCCGTGTGGAGATACATTTGACCTTAAAATTGTTTCCCCACCACTAGTTGTAGTAACCTTTGTAACAGACTCAGTTGCTGTTGTTTGAGTTGAAGTAACGGTTGCACCTTCTTGTTGAAATTCTTTTGTTTCACCAGCAGCTGAACTTACTGTAGTTTCATCTGGAGAATGCGTGATCGTAATTTTCTTTGCTTTCTTTGTCACCGCAAACGCACCAGCATTTGTTGTTGGAAGAACTTTTGGAGTATCTCTTTCAAACTGTTCCCTAATCTTTCCTAACTCTACTTGTGCTTCAGCAAGTTTTGGATTACTTACTACAGTGGATACTTCTTCTTCTACAGTATCCACAGTTGGTTGTAGAACCGCAGATGATTTTTCAAATGCAACTCCCCCAGATGCAAGCACTTCAAAGTTTGGAACAACATCTTGAATTCTTGTTCCAGCTCCTCTTGCATCTGTAAGAGATTGAAATGCTGATGCTTGAGATGAAAGTGCAGATACCGCTGAATCAGTTGATGCAGATAAATTATTAATGAGTACTGTTGGATTTGGAACATTACTCCTATCTAATTTAAGAGATGCATCAAACGCAGTATCCAAAGAAGATGTTACCTCTCCTCTTGCATCAGATAACACTGTAGTTGCAGAGGCAATATCTGTAGTAGCAGTTAACGCCGCAGTTTTAGCAGCAGTTGCGTTGGTAGTTAAGGTATCTAAATCATAACCACCAGCAGTAAGTCCTTCTCCAAACTGAAATTCTAATGCTGCTTTTTTATTTTCAAACTCTAATTGTCCTGCTAAAGTACTTTGATCAATATCAAGAAGTGAGGACATTTCCGATTGTAAATTTACATTTGGCAACTCTGGAATCTCAGGAACTAAATCCCCAAGTTTAGATGCCAAATCTCCTACAACAGAAATAGTTAGATTAGCAACAAGATCAGCTACATCTGCTTCAAGTCCAGCAACAACTTCACTTTTTATAGAATCAAATGTACTGAGAACTGAATTGAACTCTGCACTTGTTCCTGCTAAATTTGGTGTTTTAAAATCTGCCATATTTATTTCCTATTCAACTGGCGCCAGTGTGTTACCCTGTGCGGTAGCATTTTGTCCAGTGTCAGTTTGAGAATGTACATGTGTTGTAAGAGCAATATCTATTACATCACTATTTTTAGCAGTAACTTCACTACCTGTTCCAGAAAATTTAAGTGTTCCAACACCTACTGACTTCATATTTAATTTTCCACCAGACTTATAAGACATAATTCCAGAAACAGTAGTTGCTGATAAATGGTCTGATGCTATTAAGTCTATACTTTTAAGAGATGTTATTGCGTAGTCATCAACAATATTAAGAGTACTTGTTCCGTTAACAATTCTAGTTTCATTTTTATCAATGACAATATCCATATCTTCTTTGACTCTGCCTTTGACGCTGTTCATTATCTGAAAAGAATGGTTGCCGTTAATTTCTTCTTCAAGATTACCACCACCTGTTCCAGCTCCAACTTTAACTCTATGGTTCTTATGTATCTTCTGTGTGTAATTACCTTCTACTTCAAGGTGGTAATTACCTTTAATTAATTGTCTACAATCCCCCTCAACCGTAATAGTAAGATTACCTGCAACTGGTTCATCATCCTTGTTTTTCCTTTTCTTAATAACGATATTACTGTCTCCAGTAATAATCTCATAGTTGTCGTGAACAACTTTTACAACCTTTGAACCGTCTGGGTGTATTTCTTCAAACGTACCTGCGCTGTGTTGTGTAAACAATCGTTCAGCGCCAGGCGAATCGTCTATTTCTTTTATGTGACCAGCTTCACTTTCAAAGACATGGTTGTGTGGATAGGCTGCAGAGATGTATGGGTTTTCATTTTTTTGAATTGACTTGGGTTGTGGTTCGTCCCAGAAACCACGAGTCTCTTGAACCGCAAAATCAGATGTAGCTAAAAGATATGGTTGTGTTGCAGTAGGAATGCCTGTTCCCTTTTGATCTGTTTCTTCACTGTCATCATCAACTCCAACTGTAGGGTCAACAATTGCTGGGTCGCCACGTAAACGATTACGTCTTCGTGCTAAAAGAGAGTTGTGTGACTCTGATGCTCTACCTCTACCTAGTCTGCTAGTATCTGGTTCACCTACTTCGTGACCAGATTTAGTAGTATAAAATTGTCCATCAACAGGATACGAACCATAGAGAGGATGACCAAGATATTCTGCTTGTGGACTTTCGGGAGAGCGAGGATCGTTAAATCCAAGTTGGGGGTCAGCAAACGATTGAGGTGTGCCCGGCAAAGAACCCATAATTACTGGTTGTTGTTTCTCTATAGCATCTCTAAAGAAACCAATTACCCAACTACCTTCAACGAGAAAAGACGGAGAGTTGCCAAGACCATGCATCGCTGCATCTGTGACAGGGTGCATAACGTGAGCCCACGGCAAGTCTGTCGTTGGGAGTTCAACTATGCTATCTGAATGAAAACCTAAACACCGAACTCTAACCCTACCAGTTTGATCTGGGTCGTTCCTATCTTCTACAACACCTACGAACCAGACAAATCCGTCTTGGCCCATAAAATAACCTTGCTCCGCCATAACAATCCTTTAATAATAGTTTTTACTATTTATAACGAAAAGATTATTCTGGTTGCTGAATATTATTATAGGCAGCTTTCGCAATTAGTTCATATTTCTTTGCAATGTCTTGACCACTAGTTTTATGACGCTCGACCATCCAATAAGGATTAAGTCCTAGATTGCCAGCAATGACAATTCTTTCGTGGTCGCATTGATGTTTGGGTACAGAGTGTTTTGCCCAGCCGGGAAACATTATCATTGTATTTTTCTTAGGAACAACTTCTTGTTTAGCATCTGGAAACACTAACGGCGCACATGAATCACAACAATCAACATTGTATACCCAACTCCAAATAGCAGGCC